GAGGGAAGTGTATAGCGGGTTCAGGATACTCACTCGAATAACTCCTTCCAGCTTTTCTCGAAGTGCGGTCTGGCCCATTCCACGGCGGGGGTCATAAATGGACGGGCGGCAATGTGTCTCCCGTGGCCCCTGGTATCATGCCCGAGTTCGATAAACAGGCCATAATCCAAATTGGCATCCTCCACCCACCAGGTCCACTCCGCCACCTGCCGCGGCGTGATGCTGGCATGTAAAGCACCAGTATCCCAAATGTGCTTGGCCTGGATAACACTCTTGGCCTTCGCCTCCACCGCGAACGCCCCCGCCTTGAGTATCTTCTGCGCGTGTGGCCTCAGCTCCTTCGTGATGCGGTCCAGCTCGCGGGTGTCCAGGTGGATAGATGCGACGATGCCGGTCATTGGCGGCCGTCCTTTGTCTTGACGTGGATAAAGATTGCAACCATCCAGGCTCCGATAATCGATATAGCCAGGATAATCAAAAAGTCGATACCATTCATGCCGTCACCTGGAAAGCGTCTACTATGTCGCCCGCGCTGAACGTCTGCCTTGCGAAAACTCCAGCCCTTGTAGCACTCATCAATCCGGCATCACTAATGGTTTGTGGTGCATCGACTATTGTCCCGTCATAAAACATACTTACTGTGTTTCCGTTAACAACCAACTTTATCGGTTTTCCGGCAGAGTACAAGCTATCAACGGCAATCAATTGGGAAGAGGTTCCGCCGACAACTTTTGTCATAACTGCGTAATTTCCAAAGACTGATGCATAGACAAAGTTATTGATGTCGACATACGATGCAACGACCCCGATCCATCCGGCAGTGCAGGTGATGCTGGCTTGAACTGTTGCGTTTCGCACGCCAACATTCACCGTTGACGCACAAGGATCCGGCCCAACCTGACACCAGGCCGCGTTTGATTTAACTTGCCAGGTTGCGCTTACCGAGTCTAGCCACGCCAGTATAGGAGCATTGCCAAGTGGACCGGATGCTTCTGAATTCCCAATTGCCGCATCCGCGCGGGTAAAACTATCGTAGGCGAGATAAGCATTACTTGCTGCCCCGCCTGCATTATTCAACCAACCAAATGAACCAATCCAGCCCATAAGTCACCTCACATACTAATCTTTTGTACCTGCGCCCGCACGCATAGATTGTTACTCTTGCCCGTATCGACCGACTTCACATCATATAGCACCCCGCCTTGCTCCACCCGGTTAGCGGTAGTCAGCGCGGTGTTGTATGGCATAGTCAATACCAGCCCGGCGAAGGGCTGCAACCCGCCGCCCGCTATCGTCTCGAGCCCACGCTCAAATGCCAGGCGACAAGCCACGCCCGCGGTAGCCGTGCCCCAATTATCGGTATAGCCGCCCTGCCCGTCCGGGGTGTAGGTAACGTTAAGGATATTGGCCTGGTCGGGCAGAGCGGCGTCAATCGTTGCACGCATGGAAACAAGCTCGGCGGTACTCAGTACACTACTCGTCATAGTTCTCTATTCCCGTTGGGACGTTATCAGAGCGGTATAGACTGATGTTAGTTGGGGCGGCCATCCCCTCGTAATACTGCGCCATCTGGATGCAATTCGCCATGAACTGATTGCGCTGGAAGGATTGGCCGTCGGTCGAGAATGAATACATCTTAGCGGCGTTAGCAGCCTTCACCCGCCACACATCCGCCGCGGCTGCGTTCAGGTCGTAACTGCGCCCGGTCAGGATCACAGATGAGCCGAGGGTATTAGCGTTGAACGTGATATGTCCGCGCATATAATCCGCCGTCCACATCGTACCCGGCAGGATCGACCCCGCCGCGTCGTCAATCTTGAATACACTCGTACCCGACGCGATGTTCTCCAGGTTCCCGAATTGCGATTGATATTCCAGCACGTAGGCCGTGCCGTTGCGGGTCTGCTGGATGGAGGTCAAGTCCTCCTCGTAGAAGTCTTGACGGCGCTTGTCCAGGATATCTTGCAAGTGGCGGTCGCTCCAATACGATACCCCGGCGATGGTGAAATCATTGACAGATACATCGGATAACCCGCGCAATTCCTGTACCAAATCTGTCATGCCCGCCCGCACGGAGGACCAGGAGACCGGGATAATCAGGCGTGCTATTGACTTGTCGCCGCTGGACAGGGTAGCGGTCACGTCCACATAGTACACGCCCGCCACGGTTGGGCTGGTAACTGTGACGGGTGCGATATTGGATGCAATCACGCCGATAGTAACCGTGGCCGTGCCGCCGGTCGGGTAGGTGGTGGTTGTCCCCGCCGCGCTTGCGACCGTCACGCCCGTTGGAAGGTCAAGGGTGAAATCGACGTAATGCGTGCGGATCTCGCCGGTCGATTGTGGGGTTGCATAGATTTCAGTTGTCATCGTCCACCTCTCCGGTATCACGCCGGTTGACTGAATAGGTTGATCGTGCGCCCGTCGCTCCGGTGGTGCGGCTGCTCACGGGATACAAGCGGCGGTTGCCGTGCAATACCAAACCACCAAGTAACGACAGGATCACCGCGTCGGATACCTGCACCTGGTGCGCCTCGGCGGGGGTGATGCTGAATGTCGCCCCTGCCGCCGTAAACGTAATCCCCGCTGCATCTGATACCTGCGCCTGCGTTCCATCCGCCACGGTGATAATAAAGGTTGGGGCGTAGGATGTCAGGCTAACCGCATCGGATACCTGCGCTTGATTACCTTGTGCTGGCGTAATAGGTGAGATTACCCCGAATATGGATGGGTCGCTAACCTGCGCCTGGAAGTCTTGCGCAGCGGCGATGGGTGTGATTGCCCCGAATATAGATGGGTCAGATACTTGCGCTTGATTGGCCTGCGCGGGAGTGATATTGATTGCGCCGGACAGGATTGCCGCATCGCTAACCTGGGCTTGATTGTTTTGCGCTGGTGCAATCGGAGTTATTACACCAATGGTCGCCGCATCGCTAACCTGTGCCTGATTGCCACCCACCGGGGTAATGATGAGTGCGTCAGTGGATAGACTGGCAGCGTCGCTGGCTTGTGCCTGGTTATTTTGTGCGGGGGCGATAGTATGGATAACCCCCATGATCGCAGCGTCGCTAACCTGCGCCTGCTTACCTTCTGCTACGGTGATATTCGTTGCGCCCGTGAGTGTAATTACTGCCGGGTCACTACCTTGCGCCTGGAAGTTCTGCGCTGCCGTAATCTGTATAGGTTCTGGTTGATGATAGTCAGGCGGCGCTGCCTCTGATACCTGGGCCTGGTTGGCCTGAGCAGGCGTGATATTGTAGGTTGGCCCTTGCGACGTAATACCGGATACGTCCGATACTTGCGCCTGGTTGCTTTCGGTTCCAACCGGACCACCCGCCGCAGCTTTGAACGCGACCACGCTGGCAATCCACCCGAGACTGCTACCGATTGTCCAGTTAGCCGTGTCAGCCGCGTCACTGCCATACACACGGTATTGCGTATTCATGTGCATGTAAGTAGCGCCGTCTTCGTATTCTTCTAGTTGGGTAAAATCCGCATCCGGGGCGATTGTCTGCGCGTCTCCTGCCATCGAAGTCATAGCCGCGTAGACGTAATCGCCAGACTGCGCAGGATCGTAGTTTATAGCAACAGCAGTGCCCGTGCCGGTCGCCATCGCAGGCGAAACGTCCACCGGAGTGGAGGTCGCAACACCACTAACCTCGTTGATCGTGACCGACGTTACTGCCCCCGTCGCACCCGCATCAAATGATACTGTACAAGCACCTGCGCCACTATTTACTTTGTAAAATACAATTAATTGGAGTGAGCCATCCCCCCCATTGCCCGTTTCCTCTTTCGTCCATGCCCCGTTTATATTGTCAGAACATGCAGATGCAGCCAGGTTGCCTGCATACATGTGATATGAGCAGACCAGGAGACTTCCAGCCGCCACGTTGCTGGAGAATGCCAACGAGCCGGTGCGGCCGGTGAAATAAGTCTTCCTAGATTGGACGGAGGCGGCTGCCATTTACCGAATTTCTCCTTCTACTCCCCACGAAAACGTGCCGGATTGTGATACATGCACCCTGGCCAGCAAACCCACGTAAGCCGCACATCCACTGACAGCTGCAAACCAACCTGGCGTTTTCCCTGGCGCGCTGGGTGGCGGGTTACGCCCGACCCAACCAACAGACATTACGTCTACCCACGATTGCGCCCCGTTATAGGACACCTGAATAGTCGCAGTAATACTTCGAGTAGAGACGGCAAACTGTGAATTCGTCACTAACAAATGCACACGGATTTCGTCAATGCCGCTCGGTACGGTAATATTTGACGTGTTCCATTCGCCGCCGGCTCTACTCTGTTTTGCAAGCCATGTAGAGTAAGCCATGATGATTCCCTTCCGAATTTACGTCGGATCGTTTATTTCGTCTACATCCCAGGCCGCCAGGATCACCGTGCCTGCCGCGGTTACGGCGGTTGGGGCGCATGTGCCCACAAAGATCAGCGTGCCCGATCCGGCGGTGGCAGCGAAGGCGATATGGTCTACCGTGCCGGATGTGCCGACCACGATGGTAGCCGCGCCCAAGGTCAGCTTGCGCCCGTTGGTGTCACCCGTGCCGAGCGTGAAGTTAGCGGAGGCGATTGCCAGCGTACCGACCGCGTACGTGCCCCAGTTTGCATAGGTCGCCGGTTGCGCCGTGGCGATTGCCACCCGGATAGCGATTTGCTGAAAGCCAGCATTCAAACCCCAATCTGCGATTAAGTTACTTGCCCATTTAGCCATTGTTGTACCTCTATACTCTAAACTTGATAAAGTCGTCCTTGAAAACTTCCCGCATCATGTTGTACCGTTTGACCTCAGGCATGACGCCATGCCAGGCCATGATGCTGGGATGATCTACCATATTGACGTTGTAAGTCGCATTCCACTTCGCGTCCAGCGGGGCGAAGATGCCATTGTACTTATCCTCAGCAATCATCTCGTTGAATGCGCCCTGCTCCAGCCAGCGGGGATGACCGGGATAGCGCGCCAGCCAGTCGTCCAAGAAATCCTTTGTGCGCGGGTCGTTGCGCAGGAACAGCACACCGACGTTGTAGTGGCGGGGGATGTCGAGCGCCGGGAACCAACTCTCCGCCCAATGCTCGCACGCCCCGATCAATGCGCCATCGGGCAGGCCATCTCTCAGGTCGCATTCCCCATCCACGATTGCGGCGTCGGTATCCACCCAGAATACATGCTTGTAACCCTGCTCTAGCATCAGGCGCATGAGCCAAATCTTGCCCCATCCGCCCGGCCATAGTTCCGGCTTGAGCGATCCCGCCCAGGCAATATATTCCATGTTATGCGCCCAGGAATAGGCGGCGTGTCTCTGGTAGGTCAGGCGCAGCATGTCAGCGAATGGCCCAATCTGCCAGGCCTGCTGCAGGATTACGGCGTCTTTGAGCTGCGGCTTGTCGATCATAGCGTCAACCCCGCTTCGATCTCAGCCAGCACCGGCTTCCAGTATTTCTCCGTAACGAGATCCGCGTCATACTCGTGCGCCTTCTGGACCGCCTCAGTCGTGTCCGACCTGTGCTGGTATTCCGCTTCCAGCGCCGCATCTATCGCGCCCACGCGCGGGCGGTAGGTGTAGGATGCCAGCGCGGTGTATTCCCGGTCGGCGTCCTCTACCGGGTCTAACATTTGCCCGGCCCAGAACAACTCTTTGCTGGCCGTCCAGCCGCCCGTGATGACCGGGATACCGCAGGCTTGCGCTTCCAGTACCGGAATGCCGAACCCCTCGCCGCGGGTTGTAATCAAATGCACGTCCATACAGTTGTAGAATTCGGCCATGTACTCAGGCGAATAGCCCAGCATGTTCTGGTACTGGTTGCAGAAAGTCACATCCTGCCCTTCGATCAGCCCCAGGTTACGGGCCAGCTCCGGCAGGTTGACTAATCCTTCGGCGGCGTCGCCCTTATCGGTCTGTAGCACGTACAGGCTGTCCGGGTGGCGAGAATGGAAGCGAGAGAATGCCTCCATCATTTCCACCAGGCACTTGCGCGACGGGTTGCCCTTGTTCATGGCGACCGTGCCCACGATGTATTTGTCCAGCGGGATACCCAACTTCTCCCGGCAGGTTTTTTTGTCCAGCGGCTTGAATACGTTGGTCTCTATCCCATGCGGAACGTAGAAGCAATCCAGCCCGGCGTCGTGCGTCATCCGTACCCCGAACTGCGAGAACGTGATGCGCTTATAAGCCAACGCCACTTTGCCGCGCACGATAGCGGGCATCGGCTCATGATCCACCGGATACCAGGGGACCCATCTAAGCTGCTTAGGATAGTCCTCAGGGTTCATTACCCAGGTATCCATTAAGCTAATCATGATGTCCGCGTTGAAACTGGCGGCGTGCGGTACAGCAATGTCATTGCCATAAGGATGAAACCGCTTAGGATAGCACAAGAACTTACCCATATTGACAACGCCACCCTCCAGTCCATAGAAACAGGTTATCGCCATTGTGTGCCCCAGGTCTGCCAGACGGGGCAAGAAAATCCGCGCTTGCTGGCCGTATCCGCTTGGCGTCCAGGGCGCATTACTCAGAAAGATAATACGCATTACTCCTCCTCACACGCCGCACACCGCCGGGCAGGGCGCGGCTTCCCTTTTGTCGATTGGCCGTAAGGAGGAGGAGCCAATCCAAGCCCGGCGGTTTATACCGTTACACGTTGCCGCTATTTGTCCGCACGCCCCGAAACGTACATGATACCCACCGCGAGGCTGGTTTCATGCGCCGACAGGGTTTCATGACCGACCTTGACGCCGATGTAGGACACCGTGCCTGGCACAAATTCCTTGCCAGCTACCAGCGTGCCAACAACGGGCGTGCCAGCGGTCCATGCCGCCGAGGAAAGCGCGGTGCAAACGATTGCCACCGTGCCGCCGGTCGAGGTCATGGAGATAAGCTCAGCCGTTGGAGCCGAGCCAGACGCTACCACTTTGTTGGTGGAGTACCATACTTTCGTGATAGTGATACCCCCGCCATATTGAGAAGTACCGGGTAATGCAAAGATCGGTTGAAGGGAAGTTCCGGCAGCCGCCGGAGTGCCCATGCCCAGAGGGATGAGAACAGTCACTTGATTGTTTTCCATGTCACATCTCCCTTATACAGCCGGTGCAGTGCCTGCGGAGAGGATGACAACCCCATACTGAGGTCGCCAGACGCCGTAAGCGAAAATAGATGAGACGTTCAGCTCGATACCGCGCCTGCTTGCGTCGCGTTCCGGTTCGAGCCGGAAGGGGCGGCGCATGTCGAGCGCGATAGCGTTGGCGCTGAAAATTCCACCCGCCACAGTCGCGGCTGCCGTGATGTTCCCACAAACAAACATGTCGACGCCTGCCACGGTGTTGATGTAGTATTGGCGGATAAACTCATCTTGGATAGAGGGGCTGTTGGTCACTGACACGCCGGGGGCAATCGCAGTGCCGAGGCACATGTATTGTTCCGGGGTCAAGACGCAACGCCACGGGCGCGGGGCATTTGCCCGGCGCATAGCGGTCAGACCGCCTAGGAAGGAAGCCCACGTTAAGTTTGTCGTGGTCCCGCCCACAGTTCCACCCGTAAAGCTGGAGAACAAACCAGCCAGGTACTTGTCGATCTTCTGCCCGTAAGCCGCGCCTAGTTCCTGGGATGCATCCTGGCGTAAAGCAAAGATGTCGGTTTCCAGGCGGCTGTCAGTCACGAAGAACTGAGCGCCGTACTCGTAGGGGGTAAGGGTTTGGTCGACAGCAGGGGTGAAAGCCTGAGAGGTTAGGTCGTCAAGCTCGGTGATGGTGTTGAAGGTGGCCGTGCCGTATTTTGCATTTTTGCGCAAAGCCAAACCATTCAGGTCACCGAAGTTTGTGACCAGGGGGGCCATGACGTTGTTATCGCGGGCAACTACAAGCGCATCAGCCCAAACGGTATTTACGAAGGTACTGATGTCGGCTTCGGTGTTCATTGCGACAGTCATGTTAAATCACTCCGATCTAGCCAGAGGTTTCGACTTCATATCCATCACACCCCCGCCATGATCGCGGGCGTAGGCAGGATCGAAGGGATTGGTATTCTGGCCGTATATTCTCGCCCGCTGTTGCTCCATCGTCTCGCCCTGGCTCGCACCAGGTCCGGGATTGGTCGGGTTCACAGTTGGCGTTTTGGGTGCTTTGGGAAGCGCCCCCAGTATCAGTTTCGCATCCGCTTCCAGCTCTTCGGGCGTCTCGCCCCGCAGTCTGTCGGCAAACACAAGAGGCAACTCTGCCTTAATAGCGGCCTGGCGCTTGAGTTCATCCAGTTGCGTCCGCTTTAGCTCGGCTTTGGCCTTTTCTAACTCGGCTTGCAGCTTTTGCAATTCGGTCATCTCGGCCTCTTTGCGCTTCTGTTCCGCCTGGGTTAGTTCTTCGGCCTGCCGTGCTTTCGGCTTGAGTTCCTTGATCTCCGCCCGCAACTTCTCAATCGTGAGCATGGCGCGGGTAGCGTCGTACGGCTCGCCTTTGACCGTCTCAGTCTCTGGCGTGGTAGGGGTAGTCTCCGCCTGGGTTTCTACCGGTTGTTCTGACATTTCACCTCTCCTGTAGGTTAAACAAAAAACGCCGCTTTTCACGGCGTTCGCGCTTGCGACTACCATGAACAGCGGCATTCCGAAATGGATTACCGAACTAACGTGCTAATTATACATCATTCTTAAATTTGCGCAATACCGAAGTGCGCGGAGTTATGCACCATTTCCGCTCAATAGCGTCAACGATAAGCAGCATCGCCTCACGAACCATCAGCCAGAATTCACGGTCATCCATCATGTGTTGTATAAGGTGGCTCCGCGCCAAGTAACTGCCAAAAGGGGGTGGCGGATGTCATCTGCCCATAAACCGCGTCATCCTGCTTAGATGCCAATTCGCCAAAGCTGAATTGACCGGCTTTCCAGGCATCGTACTTACCCGGACCTAATGCCTGCCGCTGGAACGCCTCCGATTGGTCATTGAACCATTCTTCGCCGGTCTGCTCGACTACAGACGGGTATCCGATCACCATAGGAACCATCGCACAGCGGCAGTTATAATGCCCGTCCAGCGTTTCGTCTAAGCTATGCTCTGTCCCATCCATCGCAAGACAGGCCTCGCAAGTCGTTTCGTCCCGCGCCGACGACCATACCCAACCCCCGACTACATCCGAATTCATCAGGTAGTTGGCGCGGGATGCCTCCCTATAAGACCACAGTTGCGCCGTCCTCGTCATCCTCAGTGCATCGGTCAACCCGCCGCCCAGGTCGTCGCGGATCAGCGCCGCGATAACCCTGGGGTTCTTGCCGAGGGCGACGTAATCCAGTATTTTGTCGGCCACGGTTTGAGCGTTGACTTTAGCCAATTGCCCGATGCGTTCATACAGCGGCCCTTCCGGGTCTAAGAAACCTAACAGCGCCTGAATAGCATCATTGGGCAGGCTATTGAAGCTGGCTGCGATGCCGTACTCCTGCGCTATAGTGCGGATCACCCGCCTGGTATCCCGCCCGGCGAAGGTGATAGCATCGGATGATACGCCCGCTATCTCGTTGCGCAGGATGACCTGGTAATCGGTCAGTTCCGCCTCGACCTGCTTTATCAAGGATCGATAGCGCACCATGCGCGCCAGCTCCCCGGCAGTCGGCTCGTTCAATTCGATAGCATCCACCAGAAGGTCAATCTTGTCTTTCAGCCTGCCGTAGATGCGCTCATAGGCGGTAATCAGGCGGCCCAATGCCTGCTTGTCATGCTTGGCAAGCGCCGCCCGGAATTGGCGCACGATGTTCAGAATTTCGCTAGGCGGTTGGTCAGTCATCCGTTCCACTCCATGATTGCCTTCAATTCACCCCGCGGTAACAGCGGCGACATATCTTCCATTGCGTCCTGGCTGAACTTGCCGCCGATCATGCTGGTCGCCACGCGCGGGAGCTGGATATAATCCGGGTCAATCATCAGCTCGATTATCTGGCCGGTAAACTCAGTCGGATATTCAAGCGATTGGACACACTGGTATTCCAGCCCGTAGCAGTCCGCAATCTCAGCCAATTTCGGGATAGTGAAGCCGCTTTCAGGATCAGCCCCGACCACGCGCCTATCAAAGCGGTTTATCTGCATCATGCGGATGGAGCCATACCCCCGGTTTGAATGCACAAAGAACTGGATGGGTAGATGTAGACGGCGCACGACTTCCAATTCTTGAGTGTTGAGTTGGAAGCCCCCGTCACCCGTGACGCACAGCACTCGCCGCCCCGATGCGAGACACGCGCCAATCGAAAGCGGGATGTCATAACCCATCGCGCCATTGGTGGATAGCGTCTGCACGCGCTGGCCCTGCTTGACCTTGAAGGCCTGCATCAGCGTTTCGCCTGCCTTGCCCGCGCCCGCGACTATGATGTCGTCAGGCTGGGCGTAGTCGGATAGATGGGATATAAATGCGAACGGGTCAACGAAGCCGATGTCCTCCACACCATCCAGCTCGGGGCGGAAGCGGTGATAGAGTGCCTTGCACCAGTTCAGCCAATCGTGATGGACGTCAAAATCCTCGATGGTTAGCAATCCCTGATTGAGATTGGATTTCTTTGTCCACCAACTTTTGGGTAGTTTATCTAACTCGGCTTGGTCAACATCAAATACCTGCTTTTGTGCATTCGGAGCAAACCCATCATATCGATAAGCAACTTGCTGCTCATCTAATCTTGCCCCGAAACAAGCTAATTCCGTCGCCTTTTGCTGTATGATGTTTGCCGCCCGCTGCCCGTAGATGCCCGGACGACCACAGAATACGGGGCTATTCTCTGGCACGAGGTCAGCCGCCATCCAGGTGGTAAGGATTGGCACACCTAAGCTGATTAGATAATCAACCAGGGCGGGGTTATTGCGCACGCCGTTGCCGAGGAGGATGACGGGTTTATTCATATCTCCTCCGCCTGCACATCCAGCGGAACGTCCAGCCAGCAGGGGCCGGGGCGACCTTCGAGACATTGCCTAATCATCGTATTGAGATAGTTTACGGTATTCTCCTTGAGTAACAATTGGTCGCACCATTTAGTGATATGTTCCACCATCGGGATAATATCCACCATTTGCACCCCGCGCACGCGCAAGGCTTCATTCGGGTTCAGGTTGGATTGCCCGCTTATAAACAGCACCGGGATGCTATCCATCCAGGCCGCCGCGCAGCCCGTGATAGCGTTGGTCGCACCCGGACCGCTTGTCACCAGGCAGACGCCCAGGCCGCGGCGCTGTTGGGCATATCCGCAGGCGGCGAAGGCAGCGCCCTGCTCATGGAGCATCGAGATATGCTTTAGTCCGCTACGACCCAGGCTGTCCACCAGGTGCATCGCGCCGCCGCCGGGGACGAAGAACACGGTGTCCACGTAGCCGCGCAGGATGTCGAAGATAGCGTCGGATGTCTTCATACTCTCCTCAGCTTTTGCATTACCTGGATCTCCCGCTCCATAACCCGCTTCACGCCGTCGCCTAAGGCGCTCTCGACAAATCGGATGTCGCGCACCAGCTCATTTAGTTCGTCCGGCTCCAGGCTGGCGCTTTGGTCGCTGCCCCATAGTTCCCGGTTCAGGGTGATGTGCCGCTCCACCATGCACGCCCCCAGGGCGACCGCTGCCACGGTCGAGGCGGTAGATAGCTCATGACCTGAATAACCCACAGGCACGCCGTACCGCTGGCGCAAGGCCGGGATAGCGCGCAGGTTCAGTTCTGTATTCCAGGCCGGGTAAGTAGAGCAACAATGGAGCAAGATCAGGTCATCCTTTCCGAGGATGTCTACGGCGTGGTCGATTTGCTCCAGGGTCGACATGCCGGTCGATAGGATGATAGGCTTATCCGGCCCCGTTACTCTCCTGACATTGCGCGTAAACTCCAAAAGCCGGTCGTCGGTCAATAGCGCCGATGCGATTTTGTAGCAGGGCATGTCAAACAGGTTTATAAACTCCAGCGCCTCCTGGTCCCAATGTGATGCAAACCAGGGGATATTGAATAGCAAGCAGTAATCGTCAATCTGGCCGTATTCTTTCTCGCCAAACTCCAGCCCCCGCTTCAAGTCGCCATTGGTATGCCCGAATTTACTCTCGCGCGGGCGCGCTAACTCCTCCGCCGTGTACACAACGTCTACCGTGCGCTTCTGGAACTTGACCGCATTGCAGCCCGCTTCCTTCGCCACCGCTATCAGTTGCAAAGCCAGGTCAACGCTGCCGTTATGGTTGATGCCTACTTCCGCCACGATATAGCAGGGATGCCCGTCGCCTATGTTCATTTACGCGCCTCCTCGTATCTTGCCAATATCTCGCCGCGATGCGCATCTACGTTATCCGGCAGGGTGCGCATGAAGTAGCAGCCCCGACAAGCGATGTTCTCATTCCTTCGCCCTTCCAGGTGCATCTTCCTGAACTCCCACATGCGCGCCCCGTTCCAAATGTCAACAATGCTTTCCTTGTTGGCGTCTGCTACAATGGTTTTCCAGGCCCAGTCCTCCGGGCATACGCAGGTCGCCCCGTTCCAGTTGACCGTGATACTAAACAGCGTCCAGGGACAGACAATCTTTTCTGTCAGCGGGTCGCCGTCATAAGTATCGGATTTGTAGCCCATCGTGAAGTCTCCCAATTCGGGAGTAGACCAGCCGTGGAAGTTCTCAAGCCCGATGTAATGACAGCGCCCCTCGAAATCGGCGTAGAACTTGGCTATCTCATCCTCTGATAATCCCTGTGACGGTATCTTGATATAGATGCGATTATCTTTGGTGCAGCGTGAATACAGGTCGGCCACGTTATCCCGCAAGGCCTCATAATCGAAATTGACGTGGCTGATCTTATTGTAGCCCGCAGATGTGACGGCTTCGACTGAAATACCAATATCGTTTAGGCCGTTGTCTATCAAGCCCTGGTTGAACTTCGGCTCAAGTTTCGAGCCGTTGGTTTTGATCCATAATCTTTTGACGATGCCCGCATCGCGGATGTAGCCCAGCATGTCCAGAAAGCGGGGGTGTAGCGTGCTTTCGCCGTCCTTGAACAGATGCGCATTCTCGGCGGGATGCTCGAAGGCCTTGAAGTCGTCAATCACTTTCGTCCACAACTCCCAGGGCATCATGCCTACAGGCCGATGCTTCTTGACCAGCGCCGTGTTCCCGGTTGGGCAGAAGTCACAGCGGAAGTTACAAACGTTGGTCGGCTCCAGGTAGATAACAAGCGGATAGGCCAGCGGGGCGATTTCGTGCAATGGCAAGCGCGCACGGTTGCGCAGGGTAACGCCTCGGATACGTGTCATATTACAATCACCTCATTCGTCAGTCCCAAATCATGGATGCGCTTTAGCAACGCCGTCGCCTGGTTCTGCGCCATGATGACAATAGAATAGGGATCGCCGCCGAAAACAGATTCAGCCACAGGGATGCCACCTATCCATTGCCCCCTGAAGGCCGGGTCATTGTCCACGTAGTACACCACATTCAGCTTGACTTTGGTAAGCAGGTGCATTGCCAGGTCGCCGCAGCCCCATACGATGACAGGTTTATCGCCAATTGCCTCTAGTTTAGCAACCTTCTCCTTGACGTTCTGCTCGATATGTACCCGACTGGTAGCGTACATATCAATCGGCACATTACGGTTATAAATCGCCCGGTAGTATTTGCCAAAGTAGCCCGTCATCTCGCCTTGCTCTGAGTAGAAGCGGTCATAGCCAATGAAGCTGAACAGGCGGTCAAGCACGAAGGGTGCAAAGTGGTTGCAATGTTTCTGTTGATAGTCCTTGATGGCAGAGCCCGTCATAAACGTCATCTCTAAAGCATCAGGCACTTCGATCAGGAAGATACCGCGGGCAATCATGCAGTTGAGCAGCCTATCCAGCGTACCACGCAGGTCGTAAAGATGCTCGAATACCTGGGTTGCAATCACCAGGTTCACGTTATCGGGCAATTCGTCATCCACCCGCACGGTATGAACATCGGTATAACCATCGCGCTGCAACCGCCGCTCCAGGTATCCGTTCCCGCCGCCAAAGTCTACAATCTTGAAATAGGTCGGAAAGTATCGCTTGACCAAATCCATTACACTATCCAGCCGCACATTATTTTGATCTATGTTCAGATTGCCGTCGTATCCATAGTACTGCCGGTAGTACTGGTCATAGTCCGCGGCTGTCTTGTCGTTGTCATAATAGATCAGCCCACAGGAGGTACACAGGCAGACCGTGTTATGGGTGGGTTGCGGCCAGCCATCGGGGACAAGGAAGTCGAGCGACCAATTATCCAGGCGGCGCGGGTTGGCGCAAGCGGGGCATTCACTTCTCATTGCGGTAATCCTCCACTGTGTGCCTTACGGCTTCCTCGAATGGAACCTTGATCGTCAGCCCCAACTCCTCCCGCGCCCGCGAGATGTCAGGCACGTAGAAGGGGCGCGGCTCGAATTGCATCGTGCGTATTATATTGACCGATGGATAGAGAGGGTATTTTTCTGTAATCTTTCGCATTTCCTGACGGCGCAACGCTTTATCTTTGGGTATCCAGGGCGTTGGGAATTGTCTGGCTATCTCGAAGGCCAGTTCAGCCGTTGAATGCGGCACGTCCGAGCCGACGTTGTACACACCGCCCGGCTCGCCATGCAGCAGAATGGCCCACAGCCATTCCGCCAGGTCGGAGCCATACATATACGAGCGTACCACCAGTCCATGAGACTGGACCTCGATTGGTCCGCCTTTCTCAGCCTGCATAATAAAGTTACCGATGGCATATCTACTCCATTTCATGTGCGCCCCGCAGGTCGTGAAGATGCGGGCTATCTTGACATCCAAGCCTGAGGCTAGCAGTTTATTCTCGTCGTCCAATTTCATCTTGAAATAGGGATCCGGCTCCCGATCATACACGCCGCCGGAGGAAGCCAGGAGGACGGTTGCGTTACAACGTTTGGCGCATTCGATGACGCGGTCAACAGGGACGGGGGCAAGGTGAATGATAAAATCCCAGTCACACTCCTGCCAAAAACCATCATCGTATGTTGTAAAGTTCATGTGCATTGTTGTTGGCATTTTATCTGCTAAATATTTCTGACTTAACCACCATCCTATAAACCCAGTTCCGCCGGTAATCAAACCGTTACTCATTTCGTTCCTCCTCTCGCATACTCCGCTATCTTGCTCATCGCATATTCCAGTTGCACGTTATCCAGCCCCGGCCAGCAGCCAATCCAGAACGCCCGTTCATGCACGATGTTGCTGTTTGGCAGGTCGCCAATCACACGCCGCGGGATGTCCTTGTAAGCTGGCTGCCTTAGCAGATTGCCGCCGAACACAGGCCGGTTGCCCACGCCCTGAGTATCCAGCCATTGACACAGGTCATTGCGGTTGGTATCGCCGCGCGTTATCAACGCAAAGCCAAACCAGGAAGGCTCAACATGTTTCTCGTAAGCGGGTAAGACGAAATGCTCCTCCAGTCCCAATGACCGGGCGAGTTCCATTAGCCTGGCGTGGTTATAACGCCGCCTGGCTACGAAATTAGGCAGGCGGTCCATTTGCGCCGTACCTATCGCGCCGCTAAACTCTGTCATTTGCAAATGGTATCCGATCCGCGAATAAGTGTACTTATGGTCATAATCGCCCGCCCATCGCGTGCCGCAAGTGTTGTCAGCACCGGGAATACAATAGCAGTCCCGCCCCCAATCACGATAGGATTGTAAAAGTTTGGATAGTAAACGCTTCTTGCAAAGTGCAGCGCCGCCTTCCCCGGTGGTAATTTGATGCGCTGGGTAAAAACTAAAGGTTGATACATCGCCAAACGTACCGCACAGTTGAACTCCATATTTGCTCCCTAATGCGTCACAGCAATCCTCGATCAGGTGTAACCCATGCACCCGGCAGAACTCCGTCACGTCACCCGCCTCGAATGGGTAGCCGAGCGTGTGCGCCAGGATGACCGCCCGCGTGCGCGAGGATAGCGCCGCTTCGAGCTGGCTGGTATCCGCCGTCATCTGGGGCAATTTCACGTCGATAAACACAGGCACAGCCCCGACTTGCAGGATGGGGTTTACGGTGGTTGGGAAGTTGACCGCCGTGGTTATCACTTCATCCCCTGGCGATAACTCCAGCGCTGATAGGGCAAGCAGGTTTGCGGACGACCCCGAATTGCACAGCGTCACGTAGCGCACGCCGAGATAGTTGCGCAGCTTCGCCTCGAACTTGGCGCACCACGGGCCGGCCGTGTACCAATCAGAGTCGACCACCTGCCCCAGGTTGACCCGCTCCTCCTCGCCTACGATGCGACCGTGAACAGGGACGTTCATGCTATCTCTCTCACAAGTGCCTGGGCGAACATTGTTCCGAATGCATTTCCGTTTATATCTTTATCGTGATCGTAAGTTATGGATACACCACCTTGTAATTTCCATCCATCTTGAAGCAGTCCGTTAACTTCTTTGGTAAACTCAAGCGAACTTTCCCATTCAACGACGATTATATATTCCATCTAAATACTCCTCATACCAAGCAATCGTCTCGCGTAGCCCCGCCTCCAGGGTGAATAGCGGCTCCCAGCCTAACTCTTGCCGCGCCTTGCTGCTATCCAGCACTTGATTCGGGATCTGCCCGCGCATCTGGTTCAGCGTGTCGTAATGCACGGGCCTATCCATCAGTCTGCATATCGTCTCGATCACAGAACGGACGGTCAATTCTTCGCCGGTAGAGAAGTTATACGGACCGGTTGCGTCATGCTCGATCAAGGTCAGGTAAGCATTGACCACATCCCCCACGTAGAATAGATCCCGCGTCTCAGCGCCTGAACCGTACACTACCGGCGTATCGCCGCGCACCAGCCGCCTTATCGTGTTGGGAATTAGCCTATTCCAGTTCAAGTCCCCGCCTCCGTAAATGTTCCCACAGCGGGAGATTGCGACATGCAAGCCCTGCGTGAGTTGGTAGGATTGGGCTATCAAGTCCTGACAAGACTTGCTGCAATCGTAGGGATTAGCGCCCTTTAGCGGCGTATCCTCCCGGTAGGGCAGGTGGTCGCATTCGCCGTACGCCTTGTCTGAGGATGCGACCGCGATCTTGGCTCCTGGTTTCACTCGCCGTGCCGCTTCGAGTAGGGAGACCGTGCCCATGATATTAGTCGAATACGCGCCGACCGGATGCTCGTTGGCATAGGAGACAATCGCCATTGCTGCCAGATGATAGATAATCTCAATGTCGTACTCATTCAGGATGCGTTCCATCAGCGTCTGGTCGCGCACGTCACCGCGAATGATAACGCAAGTGTCCGCAAACTCGAACATCCCTGGAACGCCATCCCGCACCAGGAGGACAGGGGTAGCGCCGCGCTCAAGCAGGGCACGGGTCAGCCATTGACCGACCAGGCCGGTTGCGCCGGTGATAAAGACACGCCGATCCTGCCAGTTCAAGGTTTCACCCACAAATAGGACCCCACCTTGTCGGGCGCATCAGTGTTAGGCAATATGGTATCTCCCATGACAAACCAGGGGCGGATGTGGTTAGCCTGCGTGTAATCGTCAATCGCTCTCATTGCGTCAATGTGAACAGACACGTAGTCATGCCCGGATATGATCCCGCCCGACCTGACTTTCTTGCTCCATTCGCGGATGTCGTCCGTAATCCAGGGGGGCATGTGGTTAGCGTCGATATAAACGAAATCCAGGCTTTCGTCCTCGAAGTCTAGCACGGCGTCCATGCTCATCTTGCACACCAGTTCAACGTTATAGTGTCGCAACCGTTCATCCGCCTCCTGATAAAATTCCCCCTGGTGATCAGGATAGCCCGCGTATATATCCCATATGTCCACCCCATACAGCTTCACGCCGGGTATCTCGCGGCATAGCGTCTCAGCATACAGCCCACGCTCGACGCCGATCTCAGCGCCTACCCGATAGCCTAACTGGTTGAACAGCCGCGCCAGCGTTACCCGGTCCGTGCCGGGTATTGTGATAGGCAGGGGGTCATTGACGCTGAGATTGTATTGGCTGATTATTTGTAGCAGGTTGTCGCTGGTTTCCAAATCCATTGTTCGCCGCTCCTCCTCCGGTGCGGTCGAATGACCTAAGTAACATCGCCCCTACGTTATCAGTCGCTTGCTGTTGCTCGCCCAGCCGCGCCTGGACGGTCTCCCAATCGTAACCAAGCCGCTCGGCTACGGTCTGCTTATCGACTACGCCCATGCGCAAGTCAGCCTCGAAGTTAGCGCGCTGCGCGGTTTCATCTGTGGGCAATGGATCTTTCCAGACCACATCACAATCGAGCGGTTCTGATCCGCTGAATAGCAGGATGCGGCGGTTGATCTCGCGCAAGCCCCAGCCGTACAAATTGCGCTTGGTCTCCAGTTTACTCAGCGCATCGAAGAACATGATCCGCAAGCCAAAGTTGGTAAGCATCCCAACCCGGTCTTTGACGTTGGTGATGTCACAATTGCGCGTAACGTCGAA